AAGGTGACAATGTAATTGAGCCTTTTGGTGGTAGTGGAACAACATTGATTGCTTGTGAACAGACAAACAGAAATTGCTATTGCATGGAATTAGAACCAAAGTATGTTGATGTAATCATAAACAGATGGGAAACATTCACAGGACAAAAGGCAGAATTGATAAATGGTAACGGAAAAGCAGAAAGCTAATTTGATACCTTTAAACAAGCGAACAAAGAGTGAGCAAAGAAAAATTCAAGTCGCAGGTGGAAAGGCATCAGGTGAAGCACGGAACTGGAAAAGCATCATGAACAAGTGCATGGGCGAACACTGGGATGCACCTGTCGAAGATGATCGTGTGAAATCCAAGTTGAAAAAGGCACACCTTCCACAGACATATTTCGGTCAGTTGTTGTACAATGCAGGACAGAGTGCAGGACGAAATCCTGCCATGTTGCGGACGATACTGGAAGCAATGGATGTCCTGAAGGGTCAGCAGACCAATGTGACAGTGAACAACCGAAACCCATATGCAGAATTAAGTGACGAAACCCTGATGAGATTGGCTGAAGAAGATTGATTTATGCAACAAAAATTTATTTTCTTCCAAAAATGCCGAGGAAATACAAAAGAATGACCAATATTTATGCAAAATGGACGAAAAAACAAAGAAAAAGTTGGGAAGTAAAATTGAATTAGCATCAAGATATTTTTGGTTCTATTGCAAGTTGAAATCTCCTGACTTTTACAAAAAAGACCGCACATTTCTCAAAAAACTGTGTTACACATTGCAGGAATTTCCCAAAAGCAAAAAGCAGGTCTTACTGGTTGACCTTCCCCCAAGGCACGGAAAAAGTCGCACCCTGCAATTATTTGTCGAATGGTCACTTGGTCACGATCATTCCATCAAGATAATGACAGGGTCATACAACGATACACTGTCAACAGTATTCGCAAAGGGTGTGCGAAATTCCATTCAGGAACTGCACCTTGACGATGAAAGACCTGTTTATTCGGACATATTCCCCAACACACGCATCAAGGCTGGTGATGGTGCGATGAATATGTGGTCACTGGAGGATGGGTATAATAACTACCTTGCCACATCCCCAAAGGGAACTGCGACAGGGTTCGGTGCTGACTACATTATTATAGATGACCTTATAAAGAACGCAGACGAAGCACACAACGAAGCAATTCTTCAGCAACACTGGGAGTGGTTTACGAACACGATGTATTCCCGGCTTGAGGAAGGTGGGAAAATCATCATCGTTATGACACGATGGGCAACGAACGATTTTGCAGGACGGATGCTTCAGCATTTCGGTGACAAGGTTGAACACATAAACATTCCTGCCATCCAACCTGATGGGTCAATGCTATGCGATGAAATCCTTTCAAGGGAATCCTGCGAAGAAAAAAAACGTGCAATGGGCATCGATGTGTGGTCGGCAAACTATCAGCAAGAACCCATTGACATCAGGGGCAGGTTGTATTCGTCATTTAAAACCTATGATGGGGAGTTGCCCAAATTTAAACAAATCCGCAGCTATGTCGATACTGCCGACACTGGTGCGGATTTTTTATGCGGTTATGTGTATGGGGTAACGTACCAAAACGAAGCCTATATACTGGACACGATATACACACAGAAACCGATGGAAGTCACAGAACCTGCAACGGCACAGATGATGATCGCAAACAAAGTGAACGTGGCACGGATTGAATCAAACAATGGTGGCAGAGGTTTTGCAAGGAATGTTGACCGCATCCTGAAAGAAAAGTTTAAGACTAATAAAACAGTGGTGCAGTGGTTCACGCAGACCAAGAACAAGATTTCACGAATCTTATCGAATGCCACATGGTGCATGGAACACATTTACTTTCCTGCCGGGTGGCAGAACAGATGGTCTGACCTTGCGGAACATCTTATGAAGTATCAGCGAACCGGGAAGAACGCACACGATGATGCCGAAGATGCACTGACAGGAATATGTGAAGACATCACCGAAGGGTTCGCAGATTGGAGTGGGTATAAATGATACCAAGCAGACGGAAAGAAAGAATGCGACAGGACGGATATTTGAATGCCATGTTCGGTCAGGGGTTCAGGTTCACCGACCCCTTTGCGAATTACCGACAAGGCATTGATTTTGTGTCCGACCAACAGTGTACGCATTTGTACACTTATAATGGCATCGCAAAATCCATCATCGACATTCCTGCGGACGAAGCAATGCGGTCAGGGTTTGAAGTAGAAATTGACGGAATGGAAGACGATGCCATCAACAAGCAGGTGCAGAGTTTGTGCGAAGACTTGGATGTCCAGTACAAATTCAGCGAAGCACTTGCATGGGCAGATTTGTATGGTGGGTCTGTCATCGTTGTGATGGCAGATGACGGACGGACACTTGACCAACCTTTGAACTGGGATGGATTGCGGAGAATCGAAAAGCTGAAAGTGTTCGACAAGACCAACATCGTGGGAAGCCGTCAATATCAGGATGCATCCGCACCCCAGTACATGGATGTGGAAACATACTACATCAATACTTTCGGAAGTAATCCCATGTGGGTGCATGAATCAAGGGTGTTGCGGTTCGATGGTGGACGGCTGCCGTTGTACCAACGTAACCTTCGCCTTGGATGGGGTGCGAAGCGGTTTGAATCCATCAAAGAGGAAATCGAACGATATTCCAACGGACACGAATACGCACTGCAAGCTTTGACCCGGTTGTCGCAGGACGTGGTCAAACTGGACGGACTAACGAACATCCTTGCCACGGAAGGTGGGGATGTTTCGGTTCAAAAAAGAATGCAAATGATTGATATGGTCAGGAGCATGATGAACAGTATCGCAATCGATGGTGCGGACGAATATGACCGCAAAGGATTGTCCTTGTCAGGCATCAAGGAACTGTTGGAACAGTTTGAAATCGCACTGTGTGGCATCACAGGGATTCCTGCCACGAAACTGTTCGGTCGGTCACCACAGGGGATGAACGCAACCGGGAAGGCTGACCTTGAAAACTTCTACAACATGGTGGGCATGATTCAGCAGAACAAGGTCAAACCAAACCTTGTTCGCCTGATTGAAATGCTTGGTGCTTGCCGGGATTACAAACTGACCCTTCCTGATGTGTGGCACATCGAATTTGAACCCTTGTGGTCAATGTCCAAAGCGGAAAAGGCTGACATCGAAAAGACCAAAGCGGATGCACAGAAGCAGAAGGCAGATGCCATTGCGGAACTGATCAATGCACAGGTGTTGGATGCAACGGAAGCAAGGGCAACACTTGCGGAAGAAAAGGACTACATCATCGACCGAAGCATCGATGGTGCTTTGATGCGAAGTGGTAACGAATGAAAAAGATTGTTGCCAAACGTAAATACAAATACCCAATGGCACTGGAGAGGGAATATGCCAAACAGTTGAAGGGTTTGACCGGGCAGATGTTTGCGACCATCAAGAAGGAAACACCGCAGATGGTGGCACTGGTGAAGCAGAACATCATCCGTCTTGACGATGCCAATGCAGACCTTGATGCGTTCATGGAATCCCTTGCAGCCGTCCTTTTGTTACGGCAGAAGGCAGAACCATATGTCCGCAGGATGTGGGGGAAGGTCAGCAAATACACCGAGAAAGAGGTCCGGCAGATATTCACCGCACTGTTCGGTGCATCGGTGTCCATGAGAGGTTTGAAGGCTGAATGGACACAGGAACAGATTGTCAGGGAAATGTCCGAAGAAGCAGACAGATATGGTGTGGAACTGACCAAGGAAGAAATGGTCGCAATCGGTGCAGGAATCCTGTTGAGTGAAATGCTTTCGGCATCCGAAGCGAAACGGAAGGCAATCGAATCGATATTGAAGAACCGACCTGCTGGGGCAGACATCATCGCATCCAGTGAAGCACAGATTGCCTTGAAAGCACAACAGAAACTGGCACAGATGCAGGAAATATGGGTGGCAGAAAATCTTGATTTGATAGGGTCACTGGAAGCGGAAACCTTGCGGAAATTAAGGGATGAACTGACACGATTGATTTCGGACGGCATCCCTGATTCCGAAATCGAAAGCAGGTTGACCGCATTCCTGCGAAACCAAACAGGTGTGGAAGAGAATCGTGCCGTCCTGATAGGTAGTGACCAAGTGGGCAAGCTGAACGGCAGGATGATGCAATACTATCAGCAATCCGCAGGTATAGAGGAATACA